ATATCGTCTCTTTTTTCTACAATAGCATCAATACTTTTTTTGGGTACCAAATAATACATTATTACTCCTTTATCATTTCAAAAAATTCATCTTCACTGATTACTTTTACATCAAACTTCTCTGCTTTGTCAAGTTTTGTTTTGCCTATTGTTGATGGGTCACCTGTAACCAAATAATTAGTTGCTTTGGTTATAGATGATTGTGGAACCATCAAATATTTTTCAGCTAATTTAGACAATTCCTTTCTTGGTAATGAGGACTTACCTGTAAAAACAACGTGGACTCCTTCTAAATCACTATGTGTCATTTCTGCCTCCTGTTTATCCTCAAATTCAAAATTTTCATTAATAAAATCAAATAGTTCCATATTACTAATCAATCCATTAACTATCTGGTCTGATTTTCTCTCACCAAATCCATCAATATTAGAAATTTCACCTGGTGTCAACTCAACAATAGATGAAAATGTATGTCTTTCTAATATTTTTTTACTATCCCCTTTACCTAATGATGGTATTCCAATAGCTGCCAATAATTTCCATTCAGGATACGTTTTACTAAATAAAGAATTGTTTAACTCATTAATAAGATTTCTGGACTGTCCTTTTCCAAATCCTATATTAATAAATCCCCCTGTCTGTAACTTATAAACATCAACTACATTATAGATACCATTATCAACCAACTTTTCACAGGTCTTTTTACCAAATCCTTTAATGTCCAATGTTTTGAAAAAATGGACCATTTTATTCACTAACTGACTATCACAATTTTTATTATCACAAATTAAAAAAGTGTCATCACTAATGGTTTTTGTTCCACAAACAGGACAAGTTTCTGGTGGTACTGGTGCTCCTTGTCCATCAATAACATTGACCACTTTAGGTATTACTTCACCACTTCTAATTATTTCTATAGTGGTGCCTATAGTTATCTGTCTATCTTCTATATATTTCAAGTTATGGCCCGTAACTCTGGACACCATAGCACCTGACAATTTCACTGGGTTTACTTCTAGCACAGGAGTAATATGGCCACCCCGCCCTACCTGCCAACTAATACTATATACTCTGGTCTGTTTTATATCTGTCTGTTCTTTATAGGCAACATTCCATCTATAGTGGTGATTGGTATTACCCAATTCTTTTCTAATATCCTTGTTTATTACTGAAATAACAAACCCATCAATAGGATATGGTGTTTTCTCTGTTAAATCCTGTATAATTTCACTAAAATTATTAAGAATTATATCAGACCTGCCAATGAATAGGGGAAGTCTATCATAAGCAACAAATTTTATTGACCCTGTCTGTATAGATACTTCTTGGTCTTTTGATAAATTATCACATTTTATAGCGCCTACTACAACATTTCTTGGATGAGCATATTTTTCTGATAAATTCTCATTAAAATAATCCTTATTCATTACAATTTCACCAAGTGGATAATTGCCCTGTTCCATCACAAGTCCCTTTTTAATAGCGTCTGTTATATCAAATCCTTCATATCCATCACCTCTGGTGGATAAAATATCATTCTCATACTTAGCTGCCATCCCATCAAGTTTAGGTGTAACTTTATAAGCAACATCATTATAATTTTTCTCTATTCTTTTGAACCACTTACCTAAATCCTCAATACTAAACACCTTTTCAATGGAAAGCATTGGTTCGGTATGTTTAATTTTGGGCTTTTCAAAGGACTCCTCTTCAACTTTATTCAAATAAGGATGGTTAGGGTCCAAATTTTTAAGTTCTTCAATATAGGCATCATATTCAGCATCAGTAATAATAGGATTGCCTTCTCTGTAAGCTTTATTTGCTTTTTCAAGTAATTTAACTAACTCTTTCACTTATTACTCCTTATTATCAATCACTGGTAATGGCTCATCTGATAATTTATCTGGTTCATCATAAATTACACTTAATTGTCTTGACCAATCTCTGGTTTCAGGTGTGTTGTCCTCATCCTTCCAAGCAAGATAATGTCTCATTACTTGATGGATATCATATAATATTACTGACCTATTGTCAATCTTATCTGATGTAATACCATAATATGAATAATCACTTAATTCTGGAAAAGCATTCTTCTTAACTTCTCTGAGAAGGTCCATTGGTACTTTCATATTATAAAGTCGATTTATTTCATCAACTTGGCCCATTAAGAGCCTGGATACAATCTCACAAGAAAATGATATCAGTTCCATTTGTTTATCTGTTAGTGTTACTTTAGGCATTTTTTATCTCCTTTAAAAGGTCTTCTGATTTTATTACATCAAGGGCATCACCAATCTTTTCAACCACATCCCATGCAGCATCCAAGGAATCAAAAGTCTGTAGTACCACTCTTTTACTTGGATTCCATACTACCCATTTTCTTTTTTCCAACATATCAATCAATGACTGGTCCATTATTCCTCCTTATGGGTTACCGTTAAAGTAAAAACAATTTAACAGAATATATTCCCAATGTCAACACTTTTTCCAACATATCAATCAATGTGTCCATTATTTCTCCTTATCAAGTTCTAAAGAAAACACTTCAACACCAGCATGATAATTATGTTTTTTCTGGATTCTCTTAAATTTTGAAATTTCCTTGACAGTCCTTTTGGACAAAACAGGAGTTCTTTTTCTACCCCAATCAGCCTTTTCCTTGCTCTGAGTAAGCAACTGAACACATGCTCCATTATCCATAAAAAGGTCTTTTGAGGTTATCTCATATTCGTGTCTTTTAATTTTTAATATCATCACTACTCTCCTTATGGGTTACCGTTAAAGTAAAACAAATTTAACAGAAAATATCCCCTATGTCAACACTTTCCACCATCAAATCTTCTTTTCCTATAACGTGTAGTAATGATTGGATTTTTTTCAAAAAATTATTCTCAATCATTTTCTTCATATCAATTTTTACAATTTTGTCAAATTCCTTGTACCACTTGATAAAGGATAATGAATCCAATTTATACCTGTTTGGTTTCAAATAAACCACTTTAGCTTTCATTCCCTCTTGTGGTATCTCAACAATATTTTTCATATCCAATTTTTCCACTAAAAATCTCAAATGAGCAACGCCTTTTACCTGATGGGACGTTCCTTTGATATACTCATAATGGTTCTGTATATACTTATTAAGATTGTTTATTCCCTTGTTTTCTGCTATCTCATCTGGTGCACAGGTCTTGAGTTCCTTTTTACACTCATTAATATATGACTTTATTTCTTTATCAGGTTTATCCTGTAGTATCATTCTCAATATATTTCTAATTTTTGGTTTACATACTTCTGGACTATCCGAACGTATAATCTCCAGTCCTTTGATATACATTTTCTCTACTCTCTTGTTTCCATCCATAAGAGTGTATAGAGCATATCTTTTCTTGGTTGAAAATAGACCAGTACTGGCAATCTTCTCTCTTTCAAAGTTAATTTTGAAGTTATCTACCTGAGAATTATAATGCAGTTTTTGTGTGACTTCATATGACTGGTTATTTACATGGTTCTCTACTTCTTGGGATATTCTCTTGATATAATCAACCTTAGTATCCAATGGAAGTGATTCCCACTTCTTTTCATCTACACCATTGTCTATAAGCCACTGAAATAATTGAAAATAACAACTATCCGTATCAATGTAGCTAACAAAATCTTTCATTACTGTAACTCCTTAACTATACTTAACAAATTTTCATTAGGATTGTTAAGTATTTCATTGATATGTTTTTCACCCATAAGAATTGTATGTTTACCACAGGCTGGTATGGACGCCGCTATATGGAGATTGAATAATCTTGAGTATGGTACACTAATGGCCCCATATAGACTGTTAATAAGTGTTTTTATTGCTGTCTGCTCAGTATTAAGTTGTCCTGTTATTTCTTTATTCTTCTCTTTTTTCATTTTATTCTTTACACTTTTCCTATACATAAAATATTTTCTCTGAATATCAGATATAGAACTGACAGGATTGGTTTTGTAACAAACACCATCATATGAAACACAAATCAGTCCTCTTTCAAGCATTAAATTAAATCTATCCAGTTTTTCACCCTCTATCATCTTCTTTTCATTAGTATTCCAATTATGTAACTCAAATTCAGGGAATTTTCTCTGTTTAGTGTATTCCATTATAGTATCATTGTTAAATGAAATGATTTTACCTATATAGGTTTCCACTCCCATATTCAAAACAATCATATGAGATGGGTAACTACTTGAAATATCAATACTTGCTATCCATTTGTATAATCCTGCGTCTGGTTCTTTTACATAAGCGGCAGGAAATGGGACTTGCTGACCACCTTTGAAATAGGGAGCACATAAACCGTGCCTTCTGTAGTATGTCAAACAAGCACCTTCAATAAGTTGTGTGACTGCCTGAAATGCTTGCATAGGACACTTGGTCATCAAACTAAGTGACTGCACTAACTTAATATATCCTAACTTATCCTCTAACTGCTTAATTCTATAAGTATCAATTATGTTATAATCAACATATCTGTTCCAGTCATTATTATATAACTCTGATAATGTTCCATCATAATCCAATTTACCTACACCTAACTCCATTCTTGTTATATAATCCAATGAATAGGACTCAGGATTCTTTCTGGTATAAAATTTATACATAGCCATATAGTCAAGTATGGACACACCAGCAATATTGATATTGGTTTCTTCATTCTTTTTATAAACCTTTACATTATTGATAGGGGATAATCTGGAATAAATTTTCTTTCCTTCTTCTTCACCAAATAAAACAGTACATCTATTGATAATATAAGGCAAATCAAATCCTGATATGTTCATTTTATATGAAGGAATGATATTCCATCCAGATATTACATCTGGATGTTCCTTGTGTATAAAATCACACATTTTCTTAATGAGTGTTACTTCATTATCACACTGGAAATATTTTATTGTTATGTCATCTGGTATTTCATCTGAAACTGGTTGATATGGATGTAGACCAAAGACATATACGGTATCATTAATAGTATTGTATAAACTGACAACCGTGATTTCATCCTTGGCATCCTCTGGGCTGGGAAATCCTTCTGTAGCATTAACCTCAATATCAAGTATGAAGGTCTTTATTTCAGGCTTTTGTATATCCTCATCTTTAATCTCATAGTATCTACCTACTAAAAACTGAATCTCTGGTTTTACTCTGTTTTCATAGATATTAGTGTTTTCTTTTTGAAACTTGAGATATTCATAGTAATTATTAAATCTTTTCCTTACAGCATAGTCACCAAAGATAGTTTTAGTATTGGTGGTTCTGTCTGATGGTACAAATACATAGGGAACCCAGTCAATTCTGGAATATAACTTTTCACCTTTTATCTGTTCCCATAAGTGTATCTGATTGGACCTGGTATCATAATGAACATTAGTAAACAAATTCAGCCTCCTTGTTGAGCAATAAAAAAAATCCCCTATTCAAGAACAATATCTCAAATAGGGGATTTTGTAAACTAATAATCCAATTCAATAGGGTCCTTTATATCCAACATATTTGCATAGGCCCTTATTAAACCACCACAAAAATTCCTAAATCCCTCATTATCAGTGTGCTCATAATCACTAACAGCTTCATTCATTAGATTTCTAATGTCCTCAACATCTATTTGAACCTTATCCCTTTTCTTACCTTTTCTTGCCTGTTTTGCTCTCTTTTCTACTTTAGCGCCTTGTGCTAATTCAACCTGTTTTTCAACATCACCATTAGACTCTTTGACAATTTTAAGTGCCTGTCCATGTGTGATTTCTCCTTCATCAACAGACCTCTTTACATCCTCAGAAGCATCAGACAATTTTAATCTGTTATAAACATGAGCTATGGATTTCCCCATACTTTTAGAAATTTTTTCTGCTTTATATCCCCATTTGACAAGTCTGTTATAAGCCTCTGATTCTTCAGAAGCTTTCAGTGGTTTGCCTTCATTTGATAGTAGTGCGGAAATCAACGCATCAACCTGATTAATCGTCTTTCTTTCAAACAGACAAGGAACACTCTGTATATCATGCCCCTCTTCAATAGCCCTTATGGTAGCTCTATATCGACGCTCACCATCAATAAGCTCCAGTTTATCATCAGCAGTTCTTTTAATTCTTAAGGGAACTAGTACCCCATTTTCAACAATAGAATTTTTAAGTTCATCGTCCTTTTCATCACCAAAAGATGTTCTTGGGTTCCATCCCTCAACCACAGTAATGTGTCTTGGGTCCACTCTGTAAACATCTGTCCTGCCCTTGATTCCTTCGTGTCTTACTGCCATTTGATACCTCCTAAAAGGTTAATTGTTGTTGAATTAATTAAAAGGTAAGTTATTTGTGATTATTTGTCAAGAGAAAATTCATTTAAAGAATAGCCTTGTTTAAAAAACCTTATAATGTGCTCTATTGAATAGACTGACCTTTGGAAAATACCCTCCGCTATTTCTTTCCATATATGTGGAGTAGCTTCCCCGTATTCTTCATAAAGTTCTTCCAATACCAGTAATTCCTCTTTTTCCCATTTTTTACCTGAGTTAGGAACATTCTCATTATTTTGTATTTCAAAAAACCATGAAATCCTTGGAAGACTGTTAAGAAATTCACTAAAATTCACTTCCCCTTTTTGAAATGCCTCAAGGCACTGTTCAGGAGTTTTCTTTTTTTTATCTTCAATTACCTTGAAATTTAGAGACTCACCACATTTTGGGCAGATTAACCTATTATTATTTGCCTTGTATTCATGTCCATTCACACATAATTTTACCAACATCTCCATCTCCTTCTCCTTCTCCTTGGTTTTGTGTTTAACTTGATTACAAGATAAATCTTTTTTAAATGTTTGTCAAGAACTTTTTATTAAAAATCTGGATATTTTTCGTCTAAAATTATAATAAATGTTTTTCCTGATTCTTCCTCTCTTAAAGCTCTGTGTATTTCTTTTAATAAATAGTTTCTATTTATTCTACTCAGTCTGTAAGCTAAATTACTTTTAGCTCTTTCATAGCTTACAGCTGATGTTTTTATTATGTGACTTAAAAATTGACCCGGCCTGATTTCTAAATTAAAAATTCCCACAAATTTTCTTTTCATAATAACTTTTACCATAAGTTTAAATGTTAGTCGTTTTAATCCACACACTCTACACGGGTGCGACTCAAATCTATTTTTAAGAAATTTCTCTTATATCACAAACAAAATGACCAATGTTTCCAAATTCCTTATTATAAATATAAGCTTCCGCCGCCCTTTTGGCCCCTACATATCCTTTGGTATAGTGCCAAAAATCTGTACCACACAAAGACGGTAAATCAACAATTTTAACATTTCCTATCGTATCACCATTGACATAGTTCATTTGTTTCTTTCTGTGATAATGACCCTTGTGGTATTCAAAATATTCCACATTACTTATTTCCTTATTGCCAATATTCTCACTCATGATAAGTCTAGCTAAATCATTAACCCTCTCTTCATTACCGTGTGTGTATCCTATCAAAGTCTTACCATAAATTTCATACTTTCTTGGTAGTTTGTTTGTATCAACTTCAACCGCTTCATCATCATTAAACCAGGCCCCTATAAACTCACACAAATAAAATGAAGTCATAAAATCATGATTACCAGGTACATATAATATTTTAACAGGGGCAATCTGTCTCATCTTGTATATAGATTTAACCACCGCCATGCATCCTGTCTTGAAAATTTCTGTTATGTGAGCATCAACATCCTGAGGTGTTCCTCTAGCGGTTTTATTTTCTTTGTTGTCTATATGGAAAAAATCAGACCCCAGTGGTAATATAATTTTCTCTATATTATAATTAGATACTTTTTTTAATAAATTATCAACAGCATTAAGATAAAGATTTTCAGAGTTCTTTAATCCTTCTCCATTAATGCACAATTTACCAAAATGGTGGTCAACTAATGATATTTCTAAAAGATGTGGGTTATCAACAGACTGGTAGTCCATTGATATCATTTCTGGTGGGTTATTCCTTAGTGTGTCTGTTATGTGTTTTAACGCATCCAAAACAGGAAATCCTATCTTTCTTTTCAGTGAAACCTTAACTTGCCATAGTGTTTTTGTATTAAACTGACCTGTGTCTGTTTCATCACCAAATCTATCTTTACCATCATATTTTATATGTTTTTTAATATCCTTTCTCGGAACTTCCCATGAGTTTATAGTAACCCTATTCACTTCCCATATATTCATATCAATTTCAGCATATTTCAGGGCCTCTTCTACTGTTCTTATTTTGAAAGACTTGGTACTAATGGTACAATTATCTCTTGATTCCTGTTTTGAAAATTGATTAGTTTCTTGTTCTTGATGTTTGGTGTCTTTTCTCTGATATTTTCTACCATTAATTTTATCATTATATCTTCTATATCTACCACGCACGCAATCTTTATGTAGTCCTAAAATTTTCCCTATTTCTCGATATGATAGTCCATCTTCTTCTTTTAACTCAAGTATTCTTTTTGTGATTTCATTCATATTATTAATCCTTTAAAAATTTATTTTTAGCATTTTCCCAATCAATGCCTATCATTTCATCATAAAAAAGTGTTTCATTTTTTATATTATCCTTATTTATAAGACTTTCAATCCTTTTTGAGGCATATTTATTTTTCCAAATTTCTGTTAATGATTTTACTGAATTATCAAACTTTTTATTTCCTAACTCCTTATCCTTCATAGATAAAAAATTTAGTGTGTTTTCATATAGTGAACAAAAATAAGTGCCTCTGGGGGCATTGTTTTCTGGTGGTTTCACACCAAGCTTTCTGTATATTTTATCAAATATCTTATTCTTTGGATGTGAATTTATTAATTTTCCCTCACTTATTGCTATTGCCTCTTTAAATTCATCAGGATAATTTTCTCTAAACCATTCTCTAAGTTTAACATAAACATCTTCAGAGGGTTCCATCACTACTTTGCCTTCACTGGTCTTACACTTACGCCAATAGGACAATCTATTATATTGACTAAACCCCCCGTATAGAGAAGTAGTGGTAATTCCTGTCAACACTTCTTTAAATTTTTTATTCCATATTTTTTCCACCACATCTGAACAGACCATTAGTGATATCAACTTACCACCTAAATAATTATATCCTAATGGTTGAGTAGCGGCTATAGTTGAACCCATTGCGGTATGATTGAGCATTCCCTGTTTTAGTTTCTGGTCCTGTGTCCATCCTATATAGGCATCTCTACCACCTACACCAATAAAATCACTGCCAAGGGAGAAAAATCCTAAGTATTTGTTGGTATTCTCATCAACTACATAAAACTTGAGTAGTCTGCCTGGACTTTGATTCCATACCATTCTATGGCAAAAAATTCTGAGTATGTTCCAAATTTTATTTCTTCTTTCATTATTAACCAATATTATCTTAGGAACAATATTTTTATATTCATCAAGTGATGTTGGAATCCATATAGATTTTTTAATTGATTTTTCTAAGGTAGGCAATGAGTCAGTATTTTCACCACCAAATAACATATTTGTTATATCACTTGATTTCTCATACTTACTATTGATTTCTACCCATTTTCTATACAAGGTATATTCAGGTACACTCATTTTAGTAAGTTTATTAAAATTATCTTCAAGTAATGTTTTAGCTTCTTTCTGATTCATATATAACACCTTTTATCCAAAAACATTTTCCATCATTGTTTTATTCACATCTTCTTTTTTGGGCAACACAGCAGTAGATAATATTTCTTTAGGATAAGGTAAAGCCTTCTCTAATAATTTTTTTCTTATTTTTTTATTCAATGGATACAGGTATCTATGCTTGGATGGAACCTCTATCCATTTAGCATCATATCCCATTTCAATCAACTTAACCGCTGAGTCAGTACCATACTTTTCATAAATGGTTCTTGCGTGTTGTATTTTACCATTAACCATCAATTTTTTTTGCCACTCTGAGGTTCCTGTATAAATCCAATTAGTTGCTTGATACACCTTACCAAGATGCTTTTGTCCCTCATCTGAATAACTAACAATTAACTGATAATCAGGACAATCCCTTTTCAACTTTTTAATGGCCATCATCATTACTTGCGACACAAAACATTTATGCTCTCTGAGTGCTATCCTTGTCAACTCACATCCTTGTTGCTGAGTTAGTCCAAAAGGATTAAGCATATTATTATTGGCACCAATACCAAATGACACTATACCAATAAATTTTCCATCCTCATAAAATCCATATTTCTTTGTTGTGTTGGATGGTAACGTACCAGAATAATGCCATTTTTGACAAGCTGATTTTGCTCTAGCAAAACTCACATTCACCAATTCTACCACAGGTTGATTCATAACAAATTCTTTATTTTAATCTTTTCCCTATTACTTCATAAACTAGTTCCTTAAATCCTTCCCAATCCTCATTTTTCATTATCTTTTCAAGTTTTTCAAGCTGTTTGTCTGTTGCTTTTTGATAAAGCCTGAACATTTCTTCCATTCCAAGATTTCCCTCGTAACTGGCCTCATTCATCTGACCAGGTGCTAAAATAAATCTCTGTAACCTACTCATATTTATCTCCTATTTTCCAGAATATACTTAAATGTCTTATCGTGGCAATTATCAAATTGGTTTCTTAGAGTGACAACATCATTTATCCAATTTCTAAAGTCATCGGTGTTTATATTTTCAATAGGAGTCTCTAATATATTGTGTGATTTTTGTATATCCTTATAAAATTTTTTCCATTCCTCAGTTATTGAATGCTCATTTTTCTTCCAAAGCGTAGGCGGGCAACCAATATCATTATTGGTACAATGAATACAAACATCACTGGTATTGTTTTTGCATATATTACACCATTCTTTCATTAAACTTCCTCTCTGTTCATCCATTTTATCATTTTTTCTCTACTACCCCATGCTCTTGAATCTACTTCATTATAAAAATAAGACACGAAAGCTGGTAAATTCTTCAAATTTTCATCATCTGCATAAAATACAGCACTTGTCAAGTCATTACATATAACTGCTGAAAGAAACCCACCTGGTTGTAGTCTATGTCTTAAATAATTATCAATGCCCCTCATCATTCTTTCAGGGATTTCATACCCTCTAAACTTGTAGCCCATTTTTTACCTCACTAAGTCTAAATTGTTAAAATCATTGGTCAAATTTCTTTTGCCCATATCATCATAATTGAAATAACACCAAACATTATCAATTATTTCATTATTATATTTAACTGAAATTCTTTCTCTTTTATAGAAATCAGGATGCCCCTCTAGCTCATCTATAGACCCCAAAGCCGTCTTATGAGTCATATATAACTCACCCTTGACAGGTTTGAATTTCCTCTTGTTTAGATAAGGGATATAATCCACCAGCATTTGATACTTGCCTACTGTCTCACACTTACCTAAAAACTTAGAATCACTCAAAAATGTATTATTGTGGTGTCCTTTCATCAATGTGCCATATACAAACAAATATTCCATAATTTATCCCTTTTCACCATGCTCAAAACGTGCTTGGCGGGCTTTATCACATGCGTATTCAATAATGCTGCTATCATCACCAAAGTTGCCAGGGAAAAAGTAAGTCTCGTGGTCATCCCACCACATTCTTCCTTTTCCATTCCATAAAGCGTATCCGTACCTATTCTCATTAGTTGCCTGAAAAAATAAATCTTTTTTTATATTAGTTATGTTAAACGGTAAACGCAAATCAGTTTTCTTCTCAAACAACCCCTCTTCATGGTCGTGGGGTCCATATTGAGTAAACATAGTCGGTCTTGGTGTCCCATCTAAAATTGTAATGTAATGGTATTTTGTAAATTCGTAAATCTTAGCAAGTTCATAATCGGTCAATTCTTTCAAATCACCCTTTACTTCAAACCATTCTTTATGGATTTCACTTTTGTCTCTCCCTGGATACTCAACACGAAAATCCGGTAAATATCGCAAGCCTCCATCAAACTCGAAACCTTCCGGTTCGTATTCCCACGGAAGATTTAAAGTATCAAAGAACACCGCCCATCTTGCTTCCAGTCTTGAACGAAAGCGATATCCATTATAAATAGTTTCTATAGCTTTAATCATAATTAATCCCTTATTCTAGCCATTTCCCTCGTGTCACCTGTTTCCTGTGCTTCCTTAATAAATAAATCAAGTTCAGACTCATCATACATCTTTAGACTTCTCTTGTCAATATAGAATTTTCCTATAGATCCGATTCTTCCTCCCAATCGGCTCTTAACCACTTTGTAATGTATCTCGCTCTTATACACCAATTCATCCTCATCTACTCCTATTACACACATAAAATCACAGGTAGCGGCTAGTCCTATACTCTCTGCCACTCCTGTAAAATCAATATTTTTCAAATTAACAAAATGAGATTCCCTGTTTAACTGGGACACACTGATAATAGGTATTTGAAAGGTAAGTCCCAGTGCTCTTAATTCTTCTGATATCCTCTTCACATCACCATACAACTCACCCTTACTTTTATATTCAGGTTTCATCAAATTGATATAGTCCACAAATAAACAACTTGGATTAATACCTCTATATTGTAACTCTCTCAAAAATGTTCGGAAATCATTAACTGAAGCGGAACCTGTAGCAAACTCCTTGACTATAAGATTACCAAGTCCTTCTTTTGCTTTAACCTTCTTTATTGAATCCATCAACTTGGACTTACCATTCTTGGTAATATACATCTTGTTTATGTCCTGATTAGAGAAAATACTATCCAATCTCTGACATACGGCATCCTGTGACATTTCCAAGGTACAAATTACTGGATTATGTCCATGCATTACCTGTCTAGCTGCCATATTAACTAACCAGTTGGATTTACCACCGTGGATTCTTGCAAGCATTACACTAAGAGTATATTTAGGAAACCCACCTGAAATAAACTCATCCATCATTGGGAAATAGGATGGTAACAATTTTTCACTATTAGTGAATATTCTTCGCAATCTCTCACTAATATCATTAAAGTAATTCTCACCAAGGTCAATGTTGATATCCTTACATAAAGCCTTCTCTACAATATTCCTATACTGCACTGGGTCTTCTTTCTTGTCTATAAGGTCAACACCTTGCATAATGGCGTGCTTTAACGCTTGCTCCTTTAGGTATAAATTAGTCTCATTAAACAAGAAATCATAATTTTCTGCTAAATTAAAATCATAACTATCTACCTCATTCAAATAATTGGCAATGTCCTCATTATCGGAATTGGTTGATTTTAATATGGTGGCACTTGGTAGTGTGTTATACTGCTTAAAATGGGTAGCAATGTCACTAAACAACTGCTCTGCATTGCTGTCCTCGAAGTAGTTTGGTTCAAACACGCTACTAACAGTGGCGGTATATTTGCTATCTTGGAGCATTGCCTTAATGATTAACTTGTCAATTACCTCATTGGGTAATTTTCTTTCCTGCATAAGCGTTCTCCTTGGTGTATTAATGTGATTAATGATGATCTATAACAGTGGGTTGACTAAATGTAAATGGTGAAAAAATATTAGGGAATTGGTTTACATTTCCCTAATTTGGTGTATCCTTTAAGAGCGAGGCGAGGGAAGCATTGGGATCGATCTAGATCTTATATTGCTGCCCCTCGTTCTTACGATAGGATATATTAGATTTTGGTTTTTGTAAATCAATTATTTTTAACCTCCAAAAAAATTTTGTTTATCTTTTAAGATCTATATCTATTTTAATATATCTTTATACTATATCTATAGAAGTCAGATATGATTGTTAATAAAGAGCAAGAAGTTGAATTTTGGCTCAAAATTGATTTTTTACTGGTCATGCATGATTGATTAAGGCTCAATTTTGAGCCAACACACTTGATTTTTTAACCATACATGACCTCATTTTTTTAAGGATTCAAAAACTCCAAATTTTTTACTAATTGATTATCTGTAATATTATATTTGCTTATGTCCAATTCTGATAAATCCATAGACCATGTATCAAAAAAAGGATTAAATATTACAACTTTACCTTTGTAAATTCTATATTTCTTTTTAACATCACTATTAACATCAATAATACTAATAATATTTTTATCTATTAGTGATTTTTTGGACCTTTTGAATGTTGATATTGATTTTATGTATTTTTCAATAATTTCTTCTTGTTTATAATGAGTTATCCATTTTCTGAATGATATACATTTCCAAAACCAATACTCAAATAAAATCATTTCATTGATGGTGAATTGATTGGCTAATTGTAATGTAACATCTTTTAATATGGCTGGATACCTAATAAAAGAATCAGGAAACATATATACTGGATTATATACCCATCCTTTAGCCTTTTTACCTTCTTTTTTGTTTTCTTCTATTCTGTCTCTGTTTCATTTTGAATTAGTGGCATTTGTTAGAAATATATCAAATAATTCCCTCTCATTTAATTTTTTCATAATTTTTCTCCTTAGTTTACAAAAACCTGATGGTTTTATATAAATAGGAGTACCTGGTCAAGGGTGCTCCTATTTGCAATGCTCCCTCTTATTAGTTGATTTTAAGAGGGAG